GCCAGAGCGGATATTCCCGCACATACCACGTCTTGCCCCGGATTGTAATCAGCGTGGCCCGTCAGGTCCATGGATTGGAATCCGTGTCTGTCCCTGTAGAATTCAACCTTGACCATTTGGTGCGCCCCCTGCCGACTGCATCATCCCCGTGGCACCGGCCAGCTTGACCAAGGCCTGCTGCATCTGCTGCATCTGCTGGAATAGCAGGCTGTTCTTCTGAATCATTTCGGCGATTTTCTCCTTGCCCTCGAACTGCATCATTTCCAATGCCACCAGAGCGGGTTCGGCCATCTGCGGATTGAACATGCCATTTGTGAACATGGCCTGTCCCATTTCATTCATCAGCATGGTCGAATACGGATTGCTTTTCTCTGCACTCACCTTGATGTCGAACTCAGGAACCCGGTACTGATCGGTCATGCCCATCTGATCCGGATACGGCTGCGCCTGCATACCCTCGTTGTTGAAGTCTTGGAAGTCATATGTCCCGTCCGGCTTGTCAATGCGGAATGAGCGTGTGACATTGTACATCTGCCGGATCAGTTCGATGATCAGGTTCATTTCCTCTCGGTACGCCTCATACGACATGGCGATCATGTCCCTGGATACCTTGTTGCCTGCCTCCTGCAGCGCATAGATTGCAGATGCAGCCGTGACGCCCTTGCCGCCGTTCCCGCTGTTGAACACGTCGTTTGCCGTGATGTCCTTCAATTCCTGGACCTTGAACTGCCTATGGGCCGAAATGAAAGGATCCAGCGGCTTCGTCTCGATCTCACGCAGGTTCGCGTCGTCCAGGCTTCCTTCGACATCCACAAACGGTTGCGACCAATCGGCAAACTGTGCCATGTTTACGGCACCGTTGTTCTTCCGGAACCAGCGTTTCCGGCCTGATTGCAGCGCATTCTCGACGATCAGCTGGTCCACCTTGTCGATATACATCTGCGGACTCTTGGATATGGCGATAAAACCGAATCCGAAGGATGTACCCTCGATAGGAAACAGGATATCCACAACAACGGGGAACTTCCCATGTTTGTAGAATCCTTCCACGGCGCTTTCGGGCCGTTCGTCATCCGCGTCTGAGTCGTAGACAAGGTTCTCACCGACCAGCTTGCGGTACTGCAGGATATCACGCCCGTCAGGACCCAATTTGAGCGTGTACCAATCAACCAGGAGGGTTGTTTCGCTGTTTGCGTTCTCCGGAGTCTCGGTGTACCGGAGAGGCTGCACAACCTTCTGTCCGCCGATCTCGATGTCCGGGAACTGTTCTTTCAGCGCAGAAGTGGATTCTTCGGTATAGATGAACATGTTCCGGGACTTCTCGATGGTTTCCCCGTCCCATGTGCAATTCAGCTTGTCAATGTAGCTGCACCGGATATCCCCGATCCCATTCAGCTTTTCCGCATCCCAAAACACGCCCTTGATGACGAACCCGTGCTTGAGCTTGTACCACCAGGAATCGGAATAGACCTTCCGGTATCCGTTCTTCTCAAGGATGACAGGAACGGCCATGCTCAGCTTCTTGGCTTCCATGTCATCATCACGCTCTGCAGGAAGGAAGTTGGGTTTCGGATAGTTATCCATGGCATCAGCGTGCTTGTTGGCAAGGACGTTGAACAGATATGCGGTGACAGGTTCCGGGCGATCCACCGCTTGCTTGCCTCTGAACACTTCCCAATGACGGGACCTGTACCATGTCTCATTCTGAACGATCTCCTGGTCCATGAGCGCATGGCCATCCTTGGCCTTCCGCAACGCTTCAAGGCCATCACGCGCCACCTTCTGAGTGGAATAGCTCTGCGGTGATGCTTTGGCCCTGTCAATCGATATGTTCAATCCCAAAAGATTCATCTGCATGTTGGTTCCCTCCGTTTCCATATTATCCGAGCGCATCACAGGCGCATGAAACCATACTCTACAGGTTCGGTGTTTTCATCTGCCAGCGGTCCCGGCCATGGTGCCAGCTTCGGCTTCGGCTTCTCTGGCCTGCGTGGCGGAATCGGGTACTGCATCAGGTGATACTTCATTTCATCGAAACAGTTATGAGCCACAACCCCTCCCTGTATCACGAAGTTGTGCACATCCTCCACTTCCATGTTGTAAACAGGCGCTCGTCCTGCGCACCGAATGGCTTTTATTTTTACACCCATCGCAAAATCTCCTCTTTGCATATCTGTTTGAAATGTACTTATTGCCGCACATTTCGCATATCTTCTGGATATCATCTATACCAGATTCCCTACGATGTGCAGAACGACAGTTTGGACCACAGAACGTATTTCCTCCCGAATGGTACATGGTGTTCGTCATGAACGACTTCCCACAGTGGGTACAGATGTGCTCTGACGCTTCCCTTTTTCTCCACGTCTCTTTTGCCTGTATTCCGTGCCACGTTTTTCCCGATTCAGACGCATGCCACTCCGGAGCCTTCGCTATAGCAGCCTGGATGTTTGCCCGCGCAATTTCCTTCCTCACAGGATCGGCCATGTGTCTTTCTGAATGCTTTGATTTTTCCATGGTCATCAGATTGTTGATATCGTTGTTCGACCTGTTCCCGTCAATATGATGAACAGCATAACCAACAGTGACAGGCCCATGCGCATCTTCCCACACCTTTCGATGTAATCTCACGCCTTTCCTCTGAAAGTAAAACCCGCACTTGTAATACCGTATTCCTTTATACTCTTGCACTCTTTCGCTCATCACTATAACTTCCATGGTCACCTCCATATACCGCATCGTATCAGTAGTGATCCATGGAAAATAAAACGACACCCTCCGTCAGTTCATAAGCCCTTGTCCAGGTGCCATCCTCAAGCATGAATTTATGATTTGGCGTCGCCTTTATCACTGTTCCGTCTTCAAGTTCAATCTCTATGATTTCCGCATCCGGTTGAGTCATCCTGCAATCCGAATATGCGTGTAACGCCCCGTCATGACCGTAGACTAATCCGAGTGTTCCAGCCATATCTGACATGGTTTTCTTGCCTTCTGACGTTACTACGACCGTTTCGCCAACAAGACAGTGATCTTCACCGTCACTGTCCACATCCTCCGGGTTGTGTTCGTCCTCAAGCAATTCAGGCATGGTCCTGATCGTGTCCTTGCATGTATCGAATACCTGCATCATGGGCTTCCCATTGGCATCGAATGCCAGCCGGTAATGGACCTGCATCCTTCCTGCGATACGCGCATGGTCACCCTTGTCGAAATAGATCCCATGCCTTTCCATGGTGTCTGCAATGGATTCCCCACGCGACTTGTCCCATATGGCAGGATCAGCAACGCCATAGATTTTCCTGCCGGCCAGAAGTGGATGCTGCCGTTCCGTCTCAAGAATCATCCTGGCCTGTTCAGCCGGGTCTTTCCTTGTTCCGACGTTCGGCTCCTTTCCGCATCCATACAGTTCGGCCACGCGATAGATCATGCCGTCGAAGTCCTGCGCCCACCAGCCACATGAAAATGGCTTCGAATACCCAAAGTCGTATGAACGTGAGAACCGCCATCCTTCCGGAATCTCGAACGCCTTGACGACATGTGTCCACCTATGCCCCTTATCCGGCGCATTCCGGAACTCAGGGAACGCAGCGCCCTTTGCTGATCCCCATTCGTTGAGGACATATACCTGATAGTAGTAGGGATCCAGATCCTTGTATGATTCGAGCTGCGCCTTGTAGTCGGCATCTATAAATTTGTTGTCCAGATATGTGCTGTTGTGGATCGTGGTGTCGCTCCTCTCGAATGCGAAGAACTCACCACGCAGCCAGTTTGAATATGCCACCGGATTGAATGACACGATGATCTGCTTGTAGAATGGCGTCCATCCACGCAGACGAAGGTTGACCTGGCGAAGATCGCGTGCCTCGAACTCGTTTGCTTCCTCTCCCCATACTCCGGTGATGTCGAAGATGGATTTCAGCTTTTCCACGTCATCCAGACCGGCCAGGATGAATTGATTCCCATTGACGCAGGTAATAGACATGTCTGTCTTGTTTATTCGAAACAGGCGATCAAGGCCCCACTGACGGATCACGCCGCAGATCAATGCGAAACATGACTCTCTGAGCGTCTTGGCCACCTTGCGAAGCACAAGGATTCGATGGGGATGTGCCGGGTACTGCTCTGTCAGGATTCGATACAGCAGCTTCTCCACCACGAACACGGATTTCCCGCTTCCGGCTCCACCCTTGAGAACAAGGAAGCGCCGTTTGTCCCGATACAGTGGTATGAATGTGTCATTTGTCAGCGAAGGAAGTCCGGAAAGATCAACGGTCATTCCTGATCACCCCCGTTTTTCGGCAAGGGCTCGTGTTGTTCACCAAAAGGATCCACGATGTTCAGGATCTTGCTGAAACCGTCCTTCTCCTGTGCGGCCTGTGATTCTTGGATAGCCAGGCGGCGTCTGTCCATCTCCAAGGATTCACGCTGAATGGCCAGCTTCTCGCGCTCTATCGCCATCTTGGCTTCAAACTCCACCGTTATGCGGCCATATTTGAGGATCAGGTCAAGCGCCTTGTCCTTCGCATGGAACTTTATTTCGCGCTCTGTTCCCCATTCACCAGGCTTGTGCTTTATCCCCTGTATGGCGGCAGCGTCATCGTCGCTTACGGTGAGGATATCTCCCGTATTGGGATTCATGACGTTAATCGGATTTGCAAAGGCAATTCGTGCAGCTTCTCTCATGATTCGATCAAACTCAATCCCTGTCCTCGTGCTCTGTTCGGCCAATTTCCTCTTGATGTACGCGGAAATATTGGGTTTCTTGCCCATCACGCATCCGGTTTTACCCGCCGTCTTTGGGCTGAAACCCGCTCGTATAGCGGATTGCGTGGCGTTCAAGTCCTTCAAGAACTCGTCAGCAAACCGACGCTCAGAGGCAAGCAACGGCGTGTCTTCCGTCACC